AATAAACTCATACTAAGATCCTTCCCCTATATCGAGGTTTGAAATTCCACCTAGCCCGAGGTTATTAACCTTTGATAAATTATCTTGAATTTGCGCCCTTCTATCTGCTTTACCCAGTCCTTTATTTGTTCTCCTTCCAAGTTCTGAGAATTTTAGTTTAGTTCCAGTTTTGTAAGCCTTGCCCGTGTTAACATCAATAAGAGCTGGGCCATTTAGGCCATTCGTCCACATTGTATTATTTTCTAAGTATCTTTTACGGCCATAGGCTGCGGTAGAATCGAGTCCTTTTGTTTTGTCCTTTATAAAACCTTTTCGAATATCCTCTAAATTGTCCTCGACGTGAGTGGCATCAATATGTTTTGGGAGAAAAAGCCTAATGCTTTCCCCAACTTCGAGAGTGTTAAAGTTATCTTTAAAAAACTTAGGCCCTGCCATAGGATCATTTTTAAGAATTGAGATTCTTTCCATGGTTTTTAATATGTTCTGTGTGCGCTCTCTAAATCCACTGTTAACGCTTATGTTCTTGGAGGCATTCAGCAGATTAGAACCAAAGTCTGAAGAGTCTACGGCCAGTCTAATGTCTGACTTCATTACGTCAGATGAAGGTTGAATATCCTTTGCGAGCGTCGCCTGAATAAAAAGCTCTTTATCTCTGGTGTTATCAAACTCTTTAAAGAACGCTATTTCTTTTGGGACGCCCATATCTCTATAAATCTTTTCGGAATTAGCGGGCATCTTTTCCACCGACTCTAAAAACCCTAATCTTTCTGAATTATTAAATGATTTAAAATCGTCTTTAAATTTACTTATTTCATCAGGAGAAAAGAAAGGGAGTTTAATGCCGTGTACCGCATTCATGTCATTTACAAAATTAGTTCTTTCGATAATAGAGCTTTCGCCGCCCTCTAGTTGAAAGACCTCATAAGGAACTTTTTGCTTTTTTAAATAGCCATAAGGATCTAGAATTTTCATTCTTGAATTGTCGGCAATGGATCTCGCTCTTGAAGCTTTTCCGGTTTTAATCATTTTTTCAAGGCGCTTAATTCCATCGTCACCTAAATGCTCATCATATTTTTTGGTACTTAGAAGTTTTTCAGCTCCATCATACTTGCCATCGAGAATCATGCCCTCGAAGGAATTCATTGCTGCGTTAAATTTAAACTTTCGCCTAGCTTCATTAACTTTTTCAGGGGGATGGGTATCGTTAAGAGGTAATATAAGCCCCTCGCCTTTAGCTATTAAGCTCTCTAATTGATTCGGGTCTGCTACTCTTAGGGCCTGAGTTTGAACAGTCTCAAGGGCGCTCTGTGTTCTTTCACCTGTATTTATAGCAACTCTTTGATTTTCCCAGGTAGCATTCGAGCTTTCTAATCTCATGTTCATCATGCCAGTTGTATCGGAAAACATTTTTTTGCTAACTGCCGTAGGCGCTTGATCCATATAGCCCGCTTTAATTTCCTTTATCTGGTCATTAAATTCGCTATATTTATTTAGAGGATCACCCGCGTATTTCGTTTGATGCGCTTGATAGGCCTCTGAGACTTCCAACTCATAGGCTAAACCCTTTTGAGCTAAAAATTCTTTTTCCTGGATCTGTTTTTGCTTAATGACTAACTGAGCGCCAGCATTAAAAGCAGTATTTGAGACCTGGCTTATTTGCCTAAGTCCTGACCCCGCATCGCTTATCTTGCTTGGATCTGCTGTGCTTTGAAAGCTGCGCCTTTGAAATTCTGGTATTTTTCCCATTAATATCCCGCTGACATTTGTTGACCTGTTCCGCTGCCAAAGCTTTTCATGCTTGTATTAGCGCCGGCCTCACTTGCTCCAGACGCGCCCTTGGCAGCGCCGCCCGCTCCTGCGCCCATACTCATAAGGCTCATGCCTCGACCTATTCCAGTTTGAATACCGTTGCTTATGCCGCCCAGGAGAGCTTTGCGCCCGCTACGTCTTAATGAATCGGCTTTTGTGTAGCCGGAATCTCTGATATTTTTAACATCCTTAGCGCCTTCCCTAGCGGTTTCTTCTAAGATCATTAAAGGACTACCGTCTAGAATTACGCCCGATTTTAAAAAGGCAAGTTCTTGTTCTTGATAAAACTTATCGTTTTGCTCTCTTACATAGTCGGCCTGTTCGTTTGCTTCTTTTTGAACTATTCCAGCTTGAATTTGGGCCTCTTTATTTTGCTCCATGCCCTCGTAAAGCGGCGCAGAGATCCCAGTAACATCAAGCGATGATAAAATATTATTAGAACCCATTAGGAACCTACCTTTGAATAAAGAGCAAAGTCTTCGCCCTCTGGCCCAAACTTTCTAAGAATTCCCTCTCTTTCGAGACCTAAAAAAGTCATAAACCTATGATGTAAATTATTGTGTAAGCTTGTTGTCTGTACTCTTCGAAACTGGCCATACCATTTTTGGAATAGCCCACGTAAATGCTTACATGCTTCAAGTTGATATTTTGAAAAATCAGGACTAGGAATCATCCACACTTCTGCATTGCCTTTCCACATTTCATAAACCCCGCCAAAAGCAATAAGCTTATTATTTTTAATAAAGGAAAACGCTTCACCCGACTGGGCCAGTGTTTCGATTCTTTCTGAAATATCACCAAAAGTTTTAAACATTCCGCTTTCTTCTTTCCTGGGTGTAAAACCTTCTAAATGAGTAACGTCAAAAGGAATAAGCACTATTCGGCCCCCGTGGTCATATTCACGCCTATAAACTGAACGGTACAAGGAAGGGGTTTAATCTGTTTAATTATGATTCTTTTATCTTTTCCGTGAGATCCTGGGAACTTTACTTCTTTGATCCCACTAAATAATTCTGGAGGTCTGTTTAAGAGCGAGTTAGTCGTTCTAAATAATACACTTTTCATGTTATAAAGATTCTCTCCAAAGCTCGCGCCCAGGGTGTTAAGGAATCTTATGTCGCATTTATGTACGTTTTTAGTTTTACCGTGGGCCGCACCGTTTAAGCTTCCTGACTCAAGGTCATGCGTTTTAATTATGCCCTCAAAGGCAAGACCTACGTGAACGATTGAAGCTTGATAGTCTAGAGTTATGGCCCCGCCAGTCACGGTTTGATCGGTATGAACTGCGCCGTCTGCTACTACTGCGCAAACGCGCCCCTCTAAATGGTCTAGCCCCGCTATGTCGGCGGTAGTAAAAAACCACTCTCCAGTTTGAAGTCTTGCTGTGCTAGTAAAATCTACGTCGATAGTGCAAACGACCACTGAGGTGTTTGTAAAACTTGTTATAACTGCGCGCCCATTGCCGTTAACTTCCCATATCTCGCGCCCTACGTCGGTAGATAGAAAAATGCCGCTCCCGCTAGTAAAATCGACGCCTGTACCTGTAGACGCTGCAAGATCTATATAGCCCGCATAAGCAGTCTTACCGTTATAAGTCAGCCCGCTATCGACGTGAAAATATTCTTTTTGCTTTTCCCATAAGGCACGCCCAAAAGTTAAAGCGTCGGCGGCCTCATTTCCTTCACCAGTAAAGTAATCAATTCTTTCTGGATATTCTGGCTCTGATGCAAAGTATTCAACATGGTTTTTGGTGACGCCATCAATAACTCTCTGAACAACCGTCCAGACTTGATCGACTGTATCTATCTGAGGAAGTACTGCCACTGACTTAAATAAATCACCTATAGTTTTTCCGGTAGTGTGTCTATGCCAGCCCATGATTGACTCACGCGGGTCATAGGTAAGGCCTATTAATTCGCCGTTACTTTTAACCGCCCACACTATATCGGGCCTGCCGTCCTGGTACGCCATTTGTTTAACGTCGCCTGTAGTAATATGATCGGCTATTTTTGTTAGATCGACTGGCTCATAGGAATCAGTCTCAAAATCAAAATCTAAAACTCTTAATTTTCTCTTATCTTGTTGGCAAAAAATAATTCGCTTATCTTTAATAATGGGAGCGATTGCCGCCCCTCCTAAAAAGTCTAATGGTTTGGCTTGGAAGTTCGTCGGTGTGATTCCAGAGGCACCACCGGAAAATTTAATATTTCCCCCGTTTGCCCCAAAAATTAAAAGGTCTTCATTCCCTTCAATCCAGCGAATTACATTAGTTTGCTTTGTCGCTAAGGTCGCCGTAAAGCCATCAGTCGCCCCGCTCCCTGTCGTCATGTCGTCAAAGCTTGAGGATTTAGACGCCCAGAAAGATTGAGGATTGTTGTCGGTGCCAGCATACCAAGTTCTCTGTTCAAAAAATGTAACTGAAGCGGGATAATTACTTGCTCCAAATGGGTCTGCGGTTCTGGCAAAAGTTCCAAAAGTCCACACAGTCGCCGAGGTTCTGACTAGCTTTCTAGGAGCCCAGTTCCTATGAGTTAAATACATGGCGTCAGATTGCTGAGCTGTTCTGACTTCAAAAAGTTCGGCCTCTAAGTAAGGATGAGTAAAATAAACGACTCCTTCGGCCTCGCCCCCGCCTGTATAAGTTCCCCAGGTCGTAGAATTCACGTTAAGAGATAAGTCGGTAGGGCTTAAGTAAGTGACTGTATAGTAGCCGCCATTAACTTCAGGTGATCCGGTAGCGCCAGTGATATAAATCTCATCACCTGTCACATAGCCATGCGCCCCTGCAAATACCACCACAGCGTTTGCAGCGATAGAGATTGAATTTATGTAAGTTGTTGTCCCGTCCATAAGAAGAGCGCCGTCTGTATAAATGCGCCCCCTGGAGTCTGTTAGTTCTAAAATGTAACTTTGCTCGTCATTATAAACAAAAGGAATTAGAACGGCGGGGTTGTTTGAATAGGTTGAATTTGCATACTTAAGACCCGTTCTAAATCTTGCTGGCCCCTGGGCTTCAGATATAAAATTTTCTAATCTTTCATGGCCCGAGAAATATAAAGGAATATCAAAGCGCCCGCGCATTCTAGGGCTTAACTCTCCTGCTGAAAAGTTTTGAAATGATTGAGTTGTTTTAGTCATTAATAATTCTCAGTTATCGTATAAGGTGACGCCACTGTATTATTTATGCCCCTGCGTTTTGTTTTAAAATTGGAAGTTTCTCTTCTTATTGGTGGCCTTTCTTGTCCATCAACCGCATAGGCTGCGGGAGCTATCTCAGAAAGCATGGCTGCTAATTCACGGCCTTTAGTGCTTGAGCCAGTTACTTGATATGAGATTCTCATTGCAAGCTCTACCGCTAATAAGTCAATAAAGAGCGCGTCCATCAATGTGACTGTAGTAAAATCGTAAACGTAGCGAATCGGCAAAGCTCCATCGGCTGTTAAATTTGCTACGTCATTAAGTAGAATTTTATTCTCTTCTAATTGATAATGTTTTTGTGTTCCATAAGTTCCGATTGAAATTAATCTAATAAAATCTGAAGGGAGTTGAAACTGCTTAGCGTATTCAAAAGCTGGCGCGTCTGCAAGTTGAGCTAGTTTGACTCTAGTAATAGCAAAGTTCCAGGGGTGTTTTCTTAATACGGCCCGTCTAGTTTGGTCATACCATCTTTTACAAAGTACCTCGACGCTAGTTGTAGGGGTTTCGATTGAGGAAATGGAGTCCTCTTTTAAATGATCTAAGGCAAGATTACAGATTTGTACGCTTGATAAAACTCCCGACACTTAAACCCCCTTATAAAAAAGGGAGAGCATTCGCCCCCCCTTCCTTTGTGTGTAATTCTCTCTAGTGTAGATATTCAAGCTCAAGGGAAAAAGTCCCTGCGCCTGTAGCTCCCACATTTGTAACTGTGATGCAAAGATCATAGCTGGCTTTTTTTGTGGCCGACGTATGTCCTGCATGTTCGAAAAGTTTTTTTGTAAACTCTTCAATCCCTAAAGCTACCATTCCGTTGCCTCTAAGAACGGCGCTGCTCACATCAACACTAACTGCAAAACAATCAGCATCAACAACAACCGCGTCGTCGCCAGTCTCATAAAGACCAACGTGACAAGCTCCAGAAGTCGATAGAGCGTCTGCACTAATTAAAATGCTTGTTGGAATAATTTCCGGGTTTAAGCCTTTGAACATTCTCAAAATCGAGTTATTAGAATCGCCAGACTCTAATTCACAAGTTGAGATTGCTCCTTTTCTTTCAGTTCCAGTCGAAAAAGCTGGGTTTGATTTTTTCCCGGCCTCTAGGTCTGCGTCTGCATATTTATCAATAACGGCCATTTTATGCCTCCATTAAAAGGTTAAAAAATTATTAAACTGTAGTTCTAACTTTCTGAATTAAAGCGCCTTCGGTTCTAACTGCACCAAGCGTAAAGATGGCCTGAACTTGCATTACGTCTACGTAATCAGGTCTAGGTTGAATCTTGAGCTCAATCTCTTTAGCAATCCCTACGCACATAGCACGTTTTGAAGCGGCCATTAGGTATCTTTCGACGCCATTAGTACTTAGGGGAATGATTGGATTTGATACTGAAGCTCCGTATTTAATAAGATCGAAACCAGCAGCATTTTGAAGTTGACCTTTCTCGATAGCGAACTGTCTTGTGTAGTCGCCACTAGTAAGTTCAGCTTCACCCATTAGAGCCGTTTGCTCTTTTCCAGAAATACTAAGGTAAAAACTCTCAGGGATTTCGCAGCCTACTTCATTATTAGTAAAGTTTTCAGAGATTTCCAAAAGTTTTTCGTAAGTGAAACCTGCTGTGGCATCAACTGTAAGACCGCCGTCATTAGCGAAAGTAACAGTAGTATCAAAATCGCGACCTGTTAGAACGTCTGCAAAGGCTGCGTCAAATACAACGCGGTCAAAACGGCGCTCCATTGAAGCGACAACGGCCTTGGCATAGTTACCTTGAGGATCTAAAAGCATTCCTTCTACATCGTCGCCATCGATTGGCAGTGTGATAGAGAAACGTCTCTTAGCAATTTTTCTTCTGTTATGCTCAATGTCTCCGAATTCAGTTTTGTTAACTCTTCCGAAAAGCTCTTGAGATTCAACGGAACCAAGCCCGTCATAAGCGAAGTGATCGCCTTCCATTTTTTTAATTTCTACGTATGGTCTAAGACGCGCTTTAAGTTGTTGCGCTTCATTATGTACCATGTCTGAGAATTGCGTGATTAACGCTTTGTCTACTGACTGTCCCATTTTAGTCTCCGTTAAGGTTGATAGTTAAAAGTTGTTTTAATTGCCCTTTCGACTACGCTCCCCGACTAAATCGGACGTTTTCTTATGAGTTAGGCCCATCAATCCCATTGGCTACAATGATCCAAGGACTTCGAAAGCTACCCTTATGAGAAAATTTTAACCCATAAAGATAGCTTTTTTCGCTTTCTAGAACTCTAGTTCATTGACTCATAAAGAGCTTTCACCTGAGCCTTGGTATCTAGGTGATCTGGGTGGAAAGCATTTTTGTAAGCCTCTCCCGCCATTAACTCCCTAGCTTTCGTCCTGGAGTCTTTGGCCGTGTTAGTGTTCGCGCCAGCAGCAGAAATTCTATCCTCTGAAATATATTTATTTGAAACCCCGTCTAAAACTGAAGTTAATAGAAGTAGTTCTTTATTTCCAAGCTCTGCGATAGAGGCCTGTAAATCGGCGGGAGCGAATTCGGTTAAGAGCTTTTGCGCTGTTCTAGTCGCCTCTTCCTGGCGCTCTCCAAAGTGCTTATTAACCATGGAATCAAATTCAGCATCTTGGGCCGCCGGATCTGGTGCCATGCTTGAGACTAATTCATCATACTTTGACTGAATCATTTTAGCCTGGTTCTCATTTAGTCCCGCCTCGTGAAAAATTCCCTTCACTGAAGTTTCAAATTCCTTATTAATATCGGTACCCTCGGCATAATCAAATTGATAGGCCTCTGCTTTTTCTGGGCGTACCTTGTCATAAAATTCCGTCCACTCTTCAGGACTTGAATCTTTCCCAGGTATCTGTTTTTTTCCTATAAGCTTTTGAGCGTTTTCGTATTGATCTAGAAACGATTCCATATTGGTCACGTTTTTTAGATAGTCCTTTTCCCTGTAAGCTTCGGGCATTGAGTCGATAAAGCTCGGCTCTGATGCTGGCGTCTCTGGCATGAAGTTAGTATTTAGAGTAGTTGTAGTCTCTGTTGGCGCGTCTGCTGCTGGTGGTGCTGTATTTTCTTCCATGTTAGTCTCCCTTAATCGGTGTTTCGATTTCTCTGATAATGTCCGGTCTAATAAATTTTCTGATAGATAGATAAACATTACGGCGAGCCTCATTGTATAAAGTCGCTTTCATATTTATTTCACTGGTTTGGTTGTTGATAGTGACACTCGGTTCCATAAAGCCGCACTCTCGCATAATGTGAGCTAAAACCCTTTTACCATGTCCACTTGCAAAGGTTTGATTAAAATCTTGTTCTAATTTCTTAAGGCCTTTTGGTTCTACTTTTTCATTGTTGTTCGTTCTCATTAGCTTGCGGCTCCATTGTCTGTGCTATATTTGCCGCCTGTTCTGCTTGCCCTAATTGTTGTTGTGCTTGTTGTGCTTGTTGCTGCGCTTGCATTTGCTGCGCTCGTTGCTCTCTTATTTTTGCCACCAGTTCTTTTGAAACCATAACCGATGAAGGTGCGCCCGATGCACTAGCGACCACTGAAAGAGACTTATCTGCGTCCAGGTTGTCCATAACTTCAGGATCTAACTGCGCTAATTGTCCCGCAAATTCCCAGGTCCTAATGATTCCCTGAGCTTCCTCGGCTTGCATCATTCGCGCGGCTGGCGTGTCATACTTAACTGTATAGAAGTTTTTCCCAGCGGTTATAAGTTTGGCCACTTCATCAGGAATTTTAATCATTTCCTCAAGGCCTAGAAGTTCAGCTTCCTCTATTAAAGGATCATCAGAAAATAAACCTAGTCTCTCTTTTCTAAATAAGACTGCTACCGCTCGCTCTATAATGGGTGTTAGTACTTCGTTTATTTGCCTAGTGAATAGAGATCCTAAGGCCTGCGCTCTAATGGCGGCCCTCATCTGAGTTTCACCTAGAGTCATTTGCGTATTGTTATTAAAATCTAAAAGCCTATCAATATTAAAATGCTCGTTAATACTCGTTTTAAGCTCTTCTATTGACTTGTCGGCCTCTCGAATAGTTTCGACTGTGTATAGTGGAAAGATTGGATTGCCTGTACTTTGCGCCCGTCCTGTAATGTTTAAAACGTTAATAGCTCCCGCGCTCGTATCAATAGAGCCATTACCTAAAATACCGTCGTTCTCGATTGCTAAAGGCGGGTCAAGTGACTTTTCAATAGCATTTATTCGGGCTTCCTTAGTCGCATTAAGTTCTAGAATATCGGGCAAGGCGTCCATTGCTGGGCTTCGCCCGTAAGTTTCGCCGCGCTTTTTAAAGAATCTAGCAAAGTACGCGGGTTTTTCTTGAAAGCCTGACTCTCTTAATATCTTTCTTGATTCGATTTCAAAATGTAATGACATATAAGGCATGGCCTCATTGCCTTTTCGATTAGGCGTCATTTCTCTAGGTTCTATAATATGTAGAATTTTAAACTTGTCGTCATATTGACCGTCATTCCATTTCTCTAAAATCTTTTTAGATACGTTTTCTTCTCCGTATTCGGTCACTATTTGATTAACCGTCCATTCAAATTCTCTATAAATTATGTCAATGGTTCCGTTTTTTCCTTCCTCAAGACATACTTCATCAACTCCCCACGCGCGAAAAATAAGCTCGCTCTCGTCGTTATGGCTATCGTCGCAATATAAACCACTGGCCCCGAAAGATCCCTGGTCATTCATGTATTCTTCTAATGCTAAGACTAGTCCTGCGCTTGGATCATCAAGGGCTTCAAAAAGAACTTCGTTAATCTCTTCGAAGTAATTCTTAATTTCTTTTGATTCTTTCAATCCTCTAACCGGAACGATTTTCACGGATCGCCCGCCATTAGGCCAAAGGTTCCCGATTAGTGAAGCTGCCATTTTGCGGTTTGCTTTTGGTGCTGTAGAATCGTAAAGCTCTTCGTTTAAAAAAGATCCCTCTTGATTGGCGGTAGTAAAGTCTTGTTTCTTTGTGTGAACATATTCGCCGACCTTTTGCCAGAGGTTGTGCCATAGCTGTTTTTTATTCTTTAATTCCGTGTATCTTTTTAGCTTAGTATCGACAATGCTCATTATTAGTTACCCAGTAGAGTTTTGCGTTTAGTGTTTGCTTTAGCGTCTCCAGCTAAACCAAGCGGGCCAGTCTGACTAAATGACAACATTGATTTTCTTTTTGCGTCACGGCCCATTTTCCTCTTTTTCTCGTCGGCTGCGTCTTCAGCGTTTGCATTGGCCTGATTTATCTCGGCGTCTTTTTGAGCTGCCTTAGCATCTTTAATTTGACCTGGCATCTTTGCTCCAGCTCTAGCCACTTCTGACTGACCGAACGTAGAGACCGCAGCCCCAACTCTCACGGTCTTTTCAGCCGCCCTTTTAACTTTCTGATAAACTGGTGTGCTACCCATGATTCTTGCCCCTGTTCCTATTGGTTTTTAAAGGTGATCCCTTGCCGCCTACTTTTGTTATTTCCCTAACCGCTCTTTGATTAACAGGAAAAGCAAAGGTTAAAGCGAGAGCGTCGCCTATATCTGGAGAGCGCCCAAAATCTGCTTTTATTTTTTTCTTTTCTACTAACTTAATTTTTCCGGCTGAAGTCTCAATGTAATCAGGAACGCAAGCAATATCAGCATGAAGCTCGTCGTCGTTCGGAATATTAACCCCGCCCTCATTAAACCAGTCGCGCAAATTGCACCACATTTCAGCTCTCTTATTAATATATAACTCATTTTCCATGGCGCTTGATCCAAAGTGAACTCCAGTTACTCGTTTGCTGTAACCTAGCTCCTTTAATCGGTCTATCGTCCCGTAACCAAGACCTACGTCAATAAAGACCTGGGCGGGCTTATGCTTATCAATTAACTTGGCACAAATTCCGACAAGTCTCATCGAGTCCATGTTCCCCCAGGTATAATAAACGGGCATTTCCCTACCTCTACGGAAGGCTATGGCAGTCCTATCGCCAGTCCTCGCAGGGTCAACTCCCATAATTAATGGAGCGTCTTTATCTTTAGCTGTGCATTTTCGGGCGTCCATTATTGTCTCAGGCAATATTAAAGAATCGCCCGACGCTTGAAAGGCCTCGATTGGATTGGCCGGATATTCTTGCTTAAATTTAACCCGACCTAGTTCTATCTGCTTATAATGTCGCCATGACATTTGCTCATCTGAAAGCTCATAGGCTGACTGATAATGTAGATCCTCATTAGTAAACTCAATCTCGTCGCTAAATTCTCTAGCGTATTCCTCCTGCCAGAACCAAGGAACAAAGATAAGTTGATAGTCACCTTTTTTATTAAGGGCATCCATGCACATTGAATGGAACATATTCCCCAGGCCATTGGCCGTAGACTCTAAAATGACCTCGGTTCCAGACATGTCGGCAATAGATTGAAGAAGTCCTGCTTTAATCTCATCGGTGTTGGGCCAGAAGGCCGCTTCAGATCCGTGAAAATATTGAACTGTACCACCCCGCCCAACTTCTTTATTTCCAGCGGTTCCTACGGCGTATTCACTAGCAAGCTCATCAAAAATTAGCTCCTGGCGGTTTGATCCGGTGGTTAAAGGCTTAAGGCTTGGATGAACATTTTCATGGTAACGCTTAACTAATTTAAACAGTTTGTTTGTAGTGCTTGATTCATGCGACAAGATAAAAGTGGTCTTACCTTTCTTCCTGGTCTTATGGTAAAACCTGGCGGCTATATAGGTAGAACAGCCTTGTTGCCTACCCTTTAAGATAAGCGCCCTCACTTTTCCCGTATCTTTAAGCTGCTTATCTAGTCGCTTATTGATGTACCTTTGCGCTTTATTCAAAATAAAAGGCAAGTAAGTACCCTGCTTATCTTTAATCATCAAGGGAGCTTTATCTGCAAAATAGACTAAATCATCATTAAGGCGTGTGTGTACCTCAATCATTTTCTGATTCATCGTCCCAGTCCTCTGATGTAATTCTCTTAAGGAAATCGACGTAAGAAACATCGGTGTTAATGTTCTCGTTAACCTGTAAGGGCTTTCCTTCCATTCTATCTAAGAGCGCATTAAAAGCGGGTGTGTCACCTTGTAAGGCCTTACATATTTGACCGATAACGATTAACTCACGGCCATTTAGTTTTTTACCTTCAAACTTAGTCTCTAACTCTTTGATGAGTCCCTTATTCTTAACGATAGAATGATAGGAATCGCACTCTAGTAGCTCACGTATAATAGTTTTAGTTTGCACTAACTTTCTGCGCGGCTTACTAGTGTGCTTATGTCCTT